GATCCTGAAGGTGGCGCGGCGTTTATTGAAGCTGTTGCTAAGATGGATAAACGCAACCTTGAAAGTGCTCAGCGTAAAGTTGATGAAATGGGGCAAATGGCGGCTACCGTTTTGAATGCCGCACCTGAAAAGCAAGCTAATCTATACAAGCAAATGCTTACTACTTTACCTCCTGAGTCAGTTGCTAAGATGCCTAAAGAACTTGATCTTAACTTCCTTGAAGTTTCACTTTCTAAAGCTATGGCAATGGATAAGATCCTTGAAAATCCAAAAGCTATTCAGGTTGGTGATGAAGATATTGTTTATCAACGTGGTAAAGAGATTGCTCGCGGCAAACGCCCAGCTAAGAAAACTGGCACTGGTGAAGGTGGCTTGAAGTCTGCTGATGAAAGCCTGATGTATCGCCAAGCTGCTGAACTAATGGGCGGTATGTTTGACGAAGCCGGAAACCTTAGAGCTTTAGATCCTGAAGTTCGTCCGAAGGTTCAAGCTATCGCAACTCGCGCTTCTGAGATATTCCAGCAAGGCGGCGTGACTAGAAGCCAAGCGGTAACAATGGCGGCTGAAGAAGTTGAAGGCCAGCAAATGCCGGAGAATGACCCTTTAGGAATTCGATGATATGATAAAGCCCGTTAAGTCGGGCTTACTTTTTTAGGAGAAACGTGCGTGTCACAGTTTATTCAAGACTTCCGGGCTAAAAACCCACAATACAATGACCTTCCTGATGATCAGCTAGTATCAGCTCTTCATAATAAATTCTATTCAGATATTCCAGTTGAACAATTCAACCAGCAAATAGGTTTTCAGCCTGTTCAGCCTATTGAACAACAACCAATTCAACAACAAGAGGTTGACGGTTTTACCGGGGCGGCAATGAAAGCACCTGAAGACAAGTCAATGTTAGAGCTTGTTGGTGATAAGTTGGAAAATTGGGGCGCTGGCCTTGGTGAGCGAGCTGGTGATCTTGGTGGCGCTTTACTTCAAACCATTCAAACAACTGGCGAAGGGCTTGAGCAAAAGTTACCTATGGGCGGCTTTGTTTGGGAGGATGGCGATATTATTCCTTCTTATAAATCACCTGAAGAGTGGGCCAAGGTAGAAGCTGAACCAATTCTAACTAAAGGCGCTGAAGTTCTTAAAGGCGTTGATCTTGGTTATGAAGAGCAAGCTAATTGGGAAGGTGTCAAAAAAGCCTTTTCTGAAGGTGGCCCGTTAAGCGGTTCAGCTTATGCCGAAGTTTTAGAGTATGGACTTGAGCAAGGTATCAAGTCTGTTCCTGATATGGTAGCCACTATCTACGCATTGCCAGCTTATATTTTTGCGCGTTCTGGTGAGATAGGCGAGCAACGAGCAATAAACAAAGGTAAAGAGAAAGCTGAGCTTGAAGATATTCTTGAAGCTGCTCCTTTTGCTGCTGCTTCTGCTTTACTTGAGCGCATTGGTGCCAAAGGTATGACTTCAGATGCTAAAGCTGAGTTAGGTAAAGACTTGCTTGAGGCTGGCATTAAAGAGCAAACCAAGCGAGTTGCTAAGGCTGGCGGTAAAGCGTTAAGCAAAGAAGCCGCAACTGAAGCTATTCAAGAAGGCATGATTGAATACGTTGGTGAGCGTTACGGTACTGAAGCCAAAATGGATTTTATGGAAGCTCTTGATCGTGCTGCTGCTGGCGCTGTTGCTGGTGGTGTATTTGGTGGCACAGTCGGTACAACTACCGCAACTGTAAACGAGATTAATTACTCACCTGAAAAAGTTCTTGCTCAAGCAATGGAGGAAGAGTTAGCCAGTAAAGATATTGCTGTTGATGAAACCGCTATTGATTTGCTTGATCCTGAGCGCGCTCAACTACAAAAAGCCGCCACTGAAGAAAAGTTTGAAGCTTCTGAGTTATGGCAAAACTTAACAAAAGAAGAGCAAGCCAAGTTTAAGGAAGTGCTAAACGATGTTGAAAAGACTGAAGTTAAAACTGAAGCGAAGCCTGAACTTGAAGTTAATATTAAAGAACAGCCTATTGATAAAGCTAAAATGCCTGAGCAAGAAGCTGTTGAGGTTGAGCTTCCTAAAGAGCCTGAAAGTGAAAAACCAGTTAAACAACAAGTAACCGGGCTAGAAGTTGTTGAAGCTCCAATATCCGAAATAAAGATCAGCAAAGACGTTCCTCAATTTAAGGAAGGCGCTGATATTAAGGGAGTTGTCGAGCCGCTAGGCGGTAAGTTTGAAAGAACTGGTGTTGCTCCTATTCAAATATGGGTTCGTAAAAATGGTGACAAAGAAGTTATTAGTGGTCGCCACCGTTTAGATTTAGCTGAGCGTAGTGGTGAAGAAACTATTCCAGCTCAATATCATTATGAGTCTGAAGGTTTTGGCGCAGATCAGGCCGCTGCTTTAGATGCTGTTTTAAATATTCGTGAAGGTCAAGGTAAGGTAAAAGATTATGTCGATTTCATCCAAGCAACAAAACCAAGAAAGCAAGAAGCAGAGTCACAAGGAATATTGGCAAGGCAGACGGGAAAAAGGGCTTTCTCAATCGCAACTCAAGGAAGTGATGCGCTCGTTACCGCCCACAGAAACGATCAAGTAAGTGACGAAGCCGCTACTCGAATAGCTGAAGCCGCGCCTCGTAATGAGTCGTTACAGGCTGTTGGTATTAAAGCAATTCAGGAAGGTAAAACAATTACCGTTGCTGAAAACTTAGTTAAAGCCGTTAAGTCAATGACCAGTGATCAACAACAATCTTCTGGTGATTTGTTTGGTTTTGATGATTCAGCAATGATTGAAGCTGAAGAATTAGCTAAGGCAGCAAGCAAGAAGCAGTCAGAAATTCAACGTACTTTGTCAGCCGTTCAAGGTGCCGCTAAGCGCCCTGAACTTGCTGCTAAAGAAGGTGTTGATGTTAAGGACCCTAAAGCTGTTAAAGCTCGCATTGAAGAGCTAAAAAAACAAAAGCGCGATTGGTCTAACTGGCACACCAACCCGGCGCTTGTATCTGAACTAAAAGAACCTAAGCAAAAACAACAAGTTACAAAACCAGTTAAGCGTAAAGTGTTTAATTGGGATCCTGTTGCTTTATCCAAAAACTACACAGCCAAAGAGCTTGATCAGTGGATTAAAGAATTAACCGCTGACCCTGATAACAAAAACCTATCTGGTGGCATTGACCTTTACAACAAAGCGACAATGAAGAAGATAGACAAGCTTAGTTCTGCTGTTATGTTTTTACAGCAACAAGGTAAAGAAACCAGTGAAGTATCTGAAGTCGAAGCTGAGAGAGTTAAGCAAGAAGAAGCTAAAGCGGCGGCTGAGAAGAAGAAACCTAAGCTATCCGAAGTTATCAAAGAAACCAGTGATGAAACATTGACTGAAGCTGATAAGGTGCCTGAAGTTTACACTCCTTCTTCATACCGCAACTTCAGAAAGTCAGTAGCAGATCAAACCGCTACGGCTAAGCAAATTCTTGATGATGCTGAAAACCTGATCACCAACAAAGATAAAATTATTGCTGAAATGAGCCAGCGTAAATTTACTAAGGCCATGCTTCAGGAAATTATTAAATCACCTCGTAACGATTTAAGTAAGCCCCAAATGGTTAAGCAAGCCTATGAATCAATGCTTTCTGATCATGTTATGGCTGATGCCACAATAACTATCTTTGGGGGCTCAAAGTCTTTTGAAGAGCAAATTATTGAACAAGTTCGCAATCAAACTCAAGCTGATGTTGATAAAGCTTATGAGAAGCAACGCGAATACCGGGCGCAAGCTGAAAAGCGCAAAGATGAATTTGTTAAGGCGCTAACTAAACCTGAAACGCTTACTGAGTTTAAAGAGTTTATTCGTGTTCGCGGTAAAGACAAGATGACCGCTGAGCAACTTGCCAAGTATGACGAGTTAGTTAGTAAAACTTTAGCCACTGAAGAAAAGCCAGTTGTTGTATCTGGTGAAGTTGAAGCTATCCCAACTGAGCGAGCGCAAACAAAGCACACTAAAACGGGCGCTGATCTATTTGTCGTTAAGATGAAAGGCCGAGTTGATAAAGATAAGTTCCGTGAGTTGAGCGCAAAGGCTAAACAGTTTGGTGGCTACTATTCTTCTTACTCAAAAGGTGAAGCTATACCGGGCTTTCAATTCAAAACGGTTGAAGCGGCTGATCAGTTTGAGCAATTACTATCTGGTAAAGATATTGATAAAAGCGACTTCAACGAAGCGAAAGCAGAAGTTAAGCAATCCAAGAACGCCGATAAGCTTCTTGATATGGCTGAGAAGATGGAAAACAAAGCCAACGAAGAGATTAATCGACCAAGACAAGCTAACACAGCAAGACGCGCTTCAATGGCTGCTAACGCCACTGAGCGAGCTGAGAAGCAACTTGCTTTAGCTAAAACGGTTCGCAATATTGCCACTCGTTTACAGGAAGGCGATTTAACTCACTTAGGCAAGCTTAGCCAAGTAACGCAACTTGAAGAGCTTATATCTATTCAGAAGCGAGCTATACCTAATGATTTTTATGAGGCTGGTTCTTTTGATGGCTATTCAATTAGCCGACCTTTAAAAGAAGGTGTTACCGTTGATGATTATATTGCCAATGTTACCTTCCCTAAAATCGAAGTGTATAACCGCAATATTGAAAAGGTAGCCGACAAACTTAAAGGTAAAAAAGGCTTTGCTCGCTTATCTGCTGAGTTAAGGCGCTTACCAACTGGCAAACGTGACGATCTTAATATTCTAAGTGAAGAGCAATTTACCAAGCTGAAAGAGGCAATCAAAAAAGACCTGATTGATATTTATGATATTGGTGGCTTTGCTGCTGATCAGTATCAAACTATCTCAAGAATTAAACGCTTAGGTATCACCACTGAAGAACAGCTTCGCGCTGCTATTCGTGAACTTGACTCGTTAAAGGTTGCCAAGCGCAAGGCTGACCCGGTAAAAGCTTTAGAGCGTGATTTGATTGGCAAGAAGATTGAAGGCTTCTTTCCTACGCCTAAGCCGTTAGTTGATAAGATGATTGACTATGCCGATATTCAAGCCGGGCATGAAGTATTAGAGCCTTCTGCTGGTAAAGGTAATATTGCTCAGGAAATAGAACAGGCCGCGCCCGATGCTATTCTTGAGGTTATAGAATTCAATGCTGGCCTTCGCGCTATCCTTGAGGCAAAAGGTTATAACGTAGTTGGTAATGACTTCTTAGAGCACACTAAGAATTATGACCGCATTGTAATGAATCCACCTTTTGAAAACTTTCAAGACATTGACCATGTTAAACACGCTTATGACTTGTTGAAGCCGGGCGGTAAGCTGGTTGCCATTATGGGCGCTGGTGTTAAGAACTCGCGCAAGAAAGCGGTTGAGTTCCGTGAATGGCTTGATGATATGGGAAGTTATATTGAAGACTTGCCTGAAGGTAGCTTTAAAACTTCTGACCGTCCAACTGGCGTTTCAACCGTTATGGTTACTATTGAGAAAAACGATAGTAATACACTTGAGCGCAAGAAAGACGATAGCGAGTATAAGAAAAAAGACACCACGCCAGTTAAGCCGGGCGCTTCTATCTTTCATGCTCCGGGCCATAACTTCATTGGTTTGTTCCGCTCAACTGGAATACCAGAACGCCGCGAGTTTGTTTATATCGAAGGTCGTAAGTTAAACATTCCTGATAAGCCTCAACGTATTGAGCCAATTATTTCTAAGTTGGTTCAGATAATGGGGCGCAGAATTTACTTTGGTAAAATAAAAGGTAAGTCTTCTGAAGGTTTTTATCGCCCTCAAGTTGGCGAGATCAGAACTCGCAAGAAGAATGATGTTGAAGTGCTCGCTCACGAAATGGCGCACTACTTAGATTTTTACTCAAACATTACTTTACCTAATTTCAAAAAACTTTATCAGGATCCTAAATACGTTGAAGAAGTGAAGGCGCTTAGCTATACCGATGCTGACAACAAGATAATGGAGATTGAAGGCTTTGCTGAGTTTGTTCGCTTATGGCTTACCAATTCACAAGAAGCTTTAATTCGTGCGCCTAAGTTCTATGAGGCGTTTACTAACTTAATGGCTCGTGACCGTAAGTTATTAAACCCTATGCGTGATATGCAAGATCTCATGCACCGTTTTTACTTCCAAGGCCCGGATAAGTTAGGCCAAGCTTTAATTGGTAAGGATCCATCATTCAAACAGCGCTTTGATGAATGGGCTTATCGCCGTGATTCGCGTATTCGCCAGCAAGTAATTGACCGCTTTCACGCCTCAAGAAAAGTTGAGCAAGAGCTTTCTCGTAAAATTGGCAATGTTCAAGAATCGGCTTGGAAGCAATTCCGTATTGCCAATGGTGGTTCAGAAGGTATCAGTGATTACATTATGAATTACGGTACCGTTAACTTTGATGAAAAAGGCGACCTTCAAAAAACAGGCAAGAGCCTACATGAAGTATTGGAGCCAGTTAAATCAATCAAGTTGAAACCTGAGCACAAAGGCGATCAGAAAATTGATGTATTGCTTCGCTACTTTGCCGGACGAAGAGCTTTAGAACTTCACCGCCAAGGTCGCGAAAACTTAATACCAAAAGAAACCGCTAAAGAATGGGCGCGACTTGGTAAAGATTACCCGGTGTTTGAGTCTATCCAGAAAGACTATCAAGCGTTTAATGATCGCATGATGGACTTTTACGAAGAAGCCGGAATGATTACGCCTGAAGGTCGTAAGACCATGCAAAACATGAACAAAGACTATGTTCCTTTTAATCGTATTCGCGATCAATTAGCTGGTGGCCCAACTGGTGTAGGTGGCGGCTTCCAAAAATTAAAAGGCGGTACCGCTAACCTCAATGATATTTTAGTTAATATCCAAGATGGCATAACAGCCAATGTAAGAGCCGCGCTAAACAATAGAGCCAAGCAAAGGCTTTATAAATATATTTCAGGTCATAAGGATGGAGCCATATTTGCGACTAAGATCGCGCCTGATTCCAAGCCAGTACAAGTTTACGCTGATGAAATGAAGAGCAAGATCGGCAAGGTGCTTGAGGCTAATGGTATTGTTATTGATGGCGACCTTGAGCTTGCTGGCAAAGACTTACTTACTTTTTGGCAGCATGGCGTTAAGCCTCGCGTTAATGAGTCTGGTAATATCGTTGACTCAGTTATCATTAACGGAAAGCCTAAATATTACGAAGTTCAAGATCCATTGCTTCAAGAAATGTTGCTTTCAATGAACCCTGAAAGCTATAGCTCTTTTATGAATGTAATGTTTGGCGTTAAGAACTTCTTTACTCGAATGATTACTTTAGGCGTTGAATTTACCGGGGCTAACTTAGTTCGTGATACAACCGGGGCGGCGTTCCTTAGTAAAAACAATTTTAAACCTTTTGTTGATTCATTTAAGGGTATGTATTCGTTTATAACTAAAGACGAACACTATCAGAATTTTATTAAAGCTGGTGGCGGTTATTCCTCAAGACTTGAGGCAATGACCAAAGAAGGCACCGCTCGCCGCAGAGTTAAGCTTGATGAATTTGGCGTTATGACAATGCCAGAAAAACTATTGTCTACAATTGATAATATAGCCAGTGCCTTTGAATACGGAACTCGCATTGGTGAATTCAGACTTGCTAAGAAGAATATGAAATCTGATATGGACGCTGGTTTTGAGGCTAGGGAGATCTCAACCGACTTTAGCGTATTAGGAGCGAATAGGTTTTTAACTGGCTATATTCGCACTGTTCCATTCTTAAACGCTATGATCCAATCACAGGATAGAGTTTTCAGGGAAGCGGTAGTTCGCAAGAAATACGATGGCAACCCAACGGCTTTAGCTATGAAGGCGTTCTTAGGGATCACCGTACCAACTCTTATTCTTTACTTAGTGAATAAAGACGATGAAGATTACAAAGCGATCCCGGATTACGAAAAAAGAACTAACTGGCATATCAAGATCGGTGATGGTCAATTCGTTAAAATACCTCGCCCTTATGATGTTGGTTTTGTTTACGCAACAATGCCTGAGTTATTTGCTAAATATGTAGAAGATGACAAAGGCGCTGAATTTGCTGATGGCATGATCTGGACGTTAACGCAAATGTATGGAATTGATGGCACTCCGGCAATGATGACGGGCTGGTGGGATCTGGTAAGAAATGAGAAATGGACAGGATCGCCAGTTGTGCCAAAAGCGTTAAGTGATGTTGAAGCTACTGAGCAATATACTTCAAACACTTCTGAAACCTTTGTTCGTATGGGTGAAGCTTTAGGTGTTAGCCCTATTAAGGCTGAGCATATGTTCAAGGCTTACACTGGCTACCTTGGCGGCTATCTGCTTTGGGGTACTGATCATATGCTTTGGGATGAAGAGAAGTTTGGCGAAAAACCTGACAGTAAAGCTTCAGATAATATTTTCTTGCGCCGCTTCTTAACGCCTGATGTAAGGCCAGCAACCGCAGCAATGGAAAAGTTCTTTGACCTTAAAGAAAAATCTGATCGTGTTGTTTCAACTTTTAGACAGCAAGTAGATGTTCGCCGGGCTATCAAAGGTCAAATGAAAGCTGATCAGCGTTTCAAAGATGACCGTTTCTTTGGTTTATCAGCCAAGGAAAAGGAAGTTTTGTTTGGCCTTAATGATTCCATGAACCAATTAATAAAGCTCATGTACGGTAAAGACGGTATAAAAACCGCTGAACTTAAAGTTAAGCATGATAAAAATTTAACTGGTGCTGAGAAGCGAGCCAAGCTAGATCAGCTATGGAATAGCCGAAATGACGCATTTATGAAATACTATTTACAGGCTGATAAAGCTTTACAGAAAGCAAAGCAAGAATCAGAAAATTTTAAACAGGAGAAATAATCATGGCTGTAGCAATGATAGGCCCTAAGTTTTACGCTTGGGATAGAAACGGCAAACCTCTTGCTTTCGGTAAGCTTTATACTTACGAAGCCAGAACAAATTCACCAAAAGACACCTATAAGACTGAAGATCAGATAACAGCTAACACAAACCCGGTGATTCTTAACGGCGAAGGTTATGCTGATGTTTATCTTGATGGCTCTTACAAAATGGTGCTCAAAGATAAAGACGATAATGAAATATGGTCAAGTGATCCAGTTACCGCAGCTCAAGCAAGTGAGTGGATTAACTGCTTTGCTGCTACATACCTAAGCCCTACCTCATTCAAAATAACAGGTAATGTTACTGATAAGTACGTTGCCGATAGACGAGTAAGAATGAATGATGGTTCTAATTTTGCCTACGCAACAATTGAATCTTCATCTTATGGCGGCGGCGAAACTACGGTAGTAGTAAAAACAAGTAATGTTTCTGTAAATATAGAGTCAGTTTGCGTTTCTATTGTAAGCCCTGAATCATTACCACCTTCACTATCGCCAACAATCGAAGCTGATACTGTTCAGGATATGATTGATCTTGCTGAGTCGCTTAATAACGGTGACGCTGTAAAGACAAAAGGATATTACGCCATTGCTGATGGTGGCGGCATTGAATACTTTATTTCAACTAGCTCTGATTTATTTGGAATTGATCTTGGCAATGGCTTGTTTGCTAATCCAAACAATATAACAACACCTAGACAGGTTGGCTGGACAGAATCAGGCGGTCAAGCAAACTATGAGATAATTGAAAAGTACGCTGAAAATGGTTACGCCGTTAATTCATACGACACTATATCAACGCTTTACGATATTACCGCTAGATGGCTTGCTGGTGAAAAGTACCCTATGGCTTTTTATGGTGATAGCACAACAGACGGCGCAACCACAACTGATCATGTTGCTAGTTTTGTTGATGGCAGTGTTGGCAACTTTAGTTCGCCAATTGTTATGAATGATTCACCTAACGCTTACCCTAGAGAGTTAGAAGGAAATCTTAACTTAATGATCGGTAGTGCCAACCTTGCTATTTATAACACTGGCTTCGACTCAATGAGTCTGAAAAACAACTTTGGTAACAAGTGTTTTCATCGTGTATTTTTTGGCTTTAATGACGGTCTAAACAACCAAGACTTTTCAGACGTTAAAGCAATCGCGTTATCTTGGGGTACTTCTGACAGTATTAATCTTAACGATATACCTTCAATTCGAGAGTCTTACGAATGGAAGATGGAGTTGCTTATCATTGAATGTTTTGAGCGTGGTATTCAGCCTTACATTAACGATCCGGTTCTTAACTTTCAGCGCACTGGTACGGGCGTTAGTGGAAGACAAAACGATCAGTCAATTTCAATCATTGAATCAATCAACCAAAGATTGAGAGAGAAATACAACCTAGAGCAATTAAGCTTACGGTTGGCGCTTGAAAATTATGTTGAAAAAGCTTTTGAACAAGACAAGGATTTTACTGAGGTTCTTGCTACTGATGGCGTTCACCCTAATGATAAGGGTCACGCTCATATTGCCTCATGGATGACAGCTTGGTTACACCCTTTAGTTAAATGGATTAAAGGCGGCGAAACATATAAGTTCACTGCTGGTAATCCATACCCTATAACTTTAGGTACTGATCAAGGCTCAGTAATTTGGCCTTCAATTGATAATGACTTTGTTGTAACAAGAACTTCTTTTTATTATCGCTGGAACCCGGTTGTTAATAATCAGTTCATGTACCGCATATTTGTTTTTTGTGAAGAGCCTATGGATCTTACTTACGATATGCTTAGCTTTGGCAATGACCAAAAGGCCGACAATAGAATTTCAAAACTTGAAGTTATTAATTATTCTGACATTTCAAGTAAGAAGGCTCGCTTCTTTGCTGACAACCAAGGCATTACAGATATAGGCCAAGGAACGCCGTGGTTCTCTGGTTCTCACCAGTTGTTAGCAAGGCTTAAAGTTGGTTTAAATCAGATAAATGTTACTGCCCCTGAAGATGCTGTTTACTCTAACCAAAGCTTAGGCTTCTTGAGAATAGAGCCAAGAAATGAGCGCGACACCATTAAAGAAACCGTGTCCTCTGGCTTTGTTTTGTTTGATCAGAATGTTCAGCATAAAGATATTAGGAAAATATCTTCTGGTGCTTCTAGCTCAATACAATGGTCTGAAAATCACTTTAGTCGTGAAAATTATCACTTCAGCAAGATACTTGAAACAACGCTGCTAACTTTCAAAGCCAACACCCTCCACAACCGAAACATATACTGGAACGGTAACAGGGCGTTTAAAGACTTTGATTGTTACAATGTTTTGAAGTTCTCTGGCACTGACGTTGAACTTTATAGAGCTGACGCTACAAACTCAAACGGCGAAGTGACAACTGAAACATTGATAGCAAGCGCCACTTCCGGCACTGATCTGTCAACGATAGTTACTGATAACATTTACTATATTTCAGTTGTTCATAACGCCATAGGCAACACTGACGTATTTGTTCAAATGACAAATATATCAACTGGTATTACTAATAACATTGCCGTTATGACTAATATACCAAACGAAATATACGCTGGTGGCTATGGATTTGGAGCGTTTAAAGCTCAGTCTGATTCGTTGCCGATGATCATAACTGATATATCGGTTGATTTTTCAGCGTAGAAAAAAGCCCGGTTAACGCCGGGCAATTCTCTTCTGTAATCGTAAAGCGCGTTTATTGAAAATGCGCTTTATTCTTTTTAGGTATTCAATGGTGAACTTTCTTGGCTGGTTATCAGATTCAAGTTTATCAACAAGTTCAATGCCTATTTTCTTGATCAGGTTTATTCTGTAATCAATGGCATTGCCAGAATTGAATCTGTTACATTTCACGCATTGAGCATGGATATTAAGAACATTAAAGCGCAAGTGAGAAGCCGCGCCTCTTGATCGATAATGTCCTGCGTCAATTGTGCCGCCAGATTTTTGATCAGGTAATGAGCCGCAACTAATACAAGGCTTACCATGATCACGAAGCCTAATGTATTTATTAACCGCTGCTTGCGCTTCTTTGATGTAATCGCCAGCCGTTTTAAGTTTCTCTTTACGCGCCCTTAAATCAGCTCTGGCGGCTTTTTCTTTTTTGGCTTGTGATTGCTTGGCCTTGGCTATTTGCTTTTGTTTCTGCTTCGCTTGCTTATCCTGAGCAAACAAAACGGCGTGATCGTGACAACAAAACCAAGCTAACGGCGTTTTAATACCTTCTTCAGCAAGTTTGTATTCACCACACTGTTTACATTTACGCTTTTTGTTCGCCATGAGCACCTAGCCAGTTCAATAATTTAATGATGAATGTTTGCTTTTTTGGCTTTCGGTTATAACCACACTTGAAGCAAAAGTATTGCTTTCTTCTTAATGGATAACACAAAGTACCGGGCCAAATATCTTCACGGCACTTTTTACACTGATGAAGCTTTCTTGATTTTATTAATCGCATTTATGCTTTGCTCCTGTTTCTTGTTTCTTCGGTACCTAAACCAGCAAGCTACACGGTGAAGGTAAGTATTGGCGTTCTTCCTGAAACCAGTTTGGCGACTTCTAAAAATTCGCTCGTACTTATCTGCTACACGTTGCTGATACTGTTCAGGTATTACCGCCATTCTTCTTAAAATAAAATCCTTGTCGCTATTAGTCTTTGATCTTCCGTGATAGTAAAGCGGATAAATCAATTGAAATTCAGCAAAGCAATTGCCGCCTCTTCTGCTTCATGTTCGCTCTTGAAAACGCGACTAAGAACAAAACGCCAGCAAACATCAAAAACAGCTTTGTACAACTGGCTAAATTCAATTTCGTCCATTTTGGCAAAGCTTATTGATTTAGCTTCTTTGACTACTCCACCGGGTACGGGTATTTCATCATAAAAGCCAGCTTCAATAGTTAGCCATTTACGGAAAGGTTCAAAAGCCTTTTCAATGCTTTCAATAGTCGCCCGGCGCTCTTCGCTTTCAGCTCTCATAAACTCGCGCCCAAAGTCGATAAAGAAACCATTTTTGTTATTATGATTATCAAGCGTCATAAAAATTTTTGTGGCAATGCGCTTTTCATCTGCCGTTAATACGCCACTTGAAGGTTCATAATAATCAAAAGTTAAGTTCAATAGAGCGAAAAACTTCTTGTGAAACCTTGGGTTCCTGATCTGCTTAAAGTTTCCAACGATAACAGCGCCAAGCTTCCATTTATTGAAAGTTTCTTTGTCGTGCTCAGTGTGAGGAATTAGGCCAACATTGGTTTTTATAAAAGATAATTCAGCCATTGCGAATTTCCTCAAGTTGCTCAATTATCTCTTCGCTAAGCGAGTCAATAAGAAATCCAATATCGTGAGCTTCAACGCCAAGGCGCTTTGATTCTAAATGAATGTATAACTCAGTTATTTCATATTCATCTGGTGAGCCTTCGCAACAATCCTCTGGCAAAAGATGCGTTATTCTTGGTTCGCCTTTGGTGAAGTTAAAACTAACCTCACATTCAAATTCTTTACTTTCAAATTCTAAATAGATTTTTTCAGTGTTCATTGCTATAGTTCCTATGCTGCTTGGACGTAGTATTTTCATGTTGTAGCCGCTAGTCTTAATTGGTTAGCGGTTTTTTATTTAGTAATGACTGTTAATTTCAACGCGACCATATTTATAAATAGCGTTGATAACTTCGTTAATATCTTCATAACCACAATTTTTAATAACCTCTAACTTTTCAATGTGATCATGGTTTAGCGTTACAGGTAAAGCGCCAAATGTTTCACTGATCGCTTTTTCTAAACTTGACCCTCGGCCAAAAAAGTTTTCTTCCCTTTCTGGTTTAGGTACCCAACTTAAGCTTGCTGACATTTTCCTATCTCCAATAATTCATTTCTATCAATCATACGAACAACACAAGGCATTTTTGACGGCCTGAATATAACAAACATTGACCCTTTAGTATTACCGTTAACCTTTTTCCCACTAATCGGGTGATAAAAACTAAGCCTTCCACCAGTTACAATTCTGATCTCAGATATTTCATTGATAGGCAGCCATTGAGCGTCAAGCGTAGCCGGAACAAGAAGAACAGAAGTAACGCCTTTTTCTTTTTGCTCAATACACTTGTTCATAAATTCCTTGATAAAGCCTTTCCCGTAAGGTGGGTTAATCCATACCGGGCGCATGCCATAATCTTCAAGATGATGTGACCAATCAATTTCAAGCGCGTTATCTTCTTTGGTGAAATAAAACGAACATTTGTGATTGCTGTCATTTGCCGCCGCATCAAGAGCAAAGTTGAATTCTTTGTTCATTGCCTCAAAAATTACAGGATCAGTACCCCAACTATTTTTCATATCAGAGTCAAGGTCTGAACTGATAATATCGTTTGGTTGCTTACTCGCCATTATTCTCTATTCCTTTTCTGTTGCGATAGTTTTGAATGCCATCGGTTATATGTTTTAAGCCTTGCGATTGCTCAGCCTTGTGGTTTTCTAAAGCTACTCTACCCGGCAATTTATCAGGCAAAGCTTCAACTGGTGTACGCTCATAATTCTGGTAGGCCGCAATAAATTCTTTATGCGCCCAAACCATTTGATCGGTAGTTAATGAACAAAGATGCTTCCAACCACCAAGAGCTTGAACAGCCGCTAACGCTTGCTTGTCTTCCATTTTTAATGAGCCATAAGAACCAATACGGCGAATCTCACCTTCAATAACGTGCCAAGCAAGTTCAGCTTTATCTTCAAGTGCCTGTTCGTTCTGCTTAGTGGTGCCAGTGATAAACTTCATTATGTTGGCTGGCTTAGGTGAAAACATACCCTGATCAGGATCAGCCATATGCTGGTAAACAGCTTGTTCAAATGCTTCAATAGGATATGGCTTAAACATATTCCACCAAAGTAGCGTTTGAGGTTGAGTGAACTCTTCACCGTAAGTCACATTGATAGCGGTGATTAGTTCCTTAAACTTATTTCCATCATTCTCAGTCATTACTTCAACTCCAAGTCTTGTAACATATTAATAGTTCGCTCAGTTGATGCGGTAAATTGTCGCGGTTCAACTTGAGTTTGAATAAAGCTTTCAAGCTTTTCACCAGTTCGACAAATAAGCTCAATATCATTAAACGGCTTTTGTCTGTCGTTGTGACCCATTGAGAAAGGATCATTACGGCAACCGTCAATAGCTGCTTTAATTTGCTCAAAGGTATAACCTTCTTTTAACCGGGCCTTGATAGCTTTATCACGCTTAGGTGTAAGCTTGCTGGTTGAAAGGTTTTTACCCATAACGTCACACCAGTATTTGAACAAATCAAAGGAAAGGTTAGCTTTAGCTGGCGTAGTAGTTATTTCACTCTTACTATCACTATCACTCTTATTCTTTGTTTTATTCTTATTCTTATTATCTGCTACGTTTGCTAACTCTTGCTGGCAATTGCTAGCATTTGCTAACTCTTGCTTAGGTTTGCTAGCTTTAGCTGATTTTGCTTCGCCACCCTTGCGGCCAGCTTCAGCCCTACGTTTACAGGTAAGATCATACTTTTCATTATCTCTAATGAATTGGTTTTTAAATGGTGAGAACGCGATACGAACAAAACTATCAAGCTCTACTTCTTCTTGCTTTTGATAAGCTTTTATAGCCTTAAATAATTTTCCGGCTTGTTCATCGGTTAATTCATCAAGAATATCTAAGCTATCAATATGCAACAAAAATGATTTTTTATTGCGATTCATGATCACTCACCTAATTTGATTAATTCCGAGTAACTCATACTCATGGCTTTAGCCAATCGTGAAAGCGTTTTAGTGTTCGGGCTTGTTTTGCCTGAAAGCGTGTGTGAAATCGTTGTTTCACTAACACCAGAAAGCTCAGCAAGCTCCTTCTGGTTAATTTCTTTTTGAACCATTGCTATCTTGATAGCTTTGCTTGTGCTCATTTCTATGTACCTTTTTGATGTGTAAATGAAGATATTGCTGATTTTGGCCACTGAAAACGAATTTGTCAATCTTTTCGTTAATTTAATTTAATTTAATCTTTTTGTTGATTTTTTAAAACTCATTGTTTATAGTTCAATCATCACAACGGAGAAGCGCATTATGAAAGCAAAAAAGTTACTTATCGGTTTGGTTGTATTAGGTTTGTTTGGCTTAGTTGGCTCAATGGATTATCAAGACGAGTTAGCAGAAGAGCGCCATTATTGCCAAATGGTTAAAGAAGGTAACTGGCCAGCTTTTAAGGATGGCGTTAACTGTAATGATTCGTCCAACTAGCTAATAGGTATCAACATGGAAAAAGTAAAAGCACAATTATTTATTCACAAGGGCTTTGATGGTAAGCCAATGGTCGCAACTAATGATATGCGATCTTATGGTTACGCTCTTCTTGGCACTCACGAAGTTGAAGTTCCAGTTCCAGAAGTAGACGTTGTTGAAGCTGAAATTGAAGCTTTATATGAACAAGCTGGCGTTATTGAGGCTGAAGCTTTAGATAAGGTTTTAGCAATCCGCGAAAAAGCTAAAAAATTAAGAGGTAATCAAGGTGAGTAATTCAGAATTAGTTACACAAGAACAAAGCTCATTACCTGTAATGGCTCAGCCTCACATGAGATTGATTGAAATCGCCGTTGAAAAAGGCGCTGATATTACTCAACTTGAAAAGCTTATGGATCTTCAAGAACGCTACGAAGCCAATCAAGCCAAAAAAGACTTCAACGAAGCAATGTCAAAGTTTCAAAGTCTTTTACCAACGATTGAAAAATCAGGCATTGTTGATTACACAACTAACAAAGGTCGTACTTACTACGATTACGCCAAGCTTGAAGATATTGCTAAGGCAATTCGCCCGGCGCTAAAAGAAACCGGGTTATCTTATCGCTTCAGTCAAACACAAAATCAAGGTTGGATCACTGTTACTTGTATCGTTACTCATGCCAGTGGTCATAGTGAAGTTAGCGAGTTAACCTCTCAACCTGACGTTAGTGGCGGCAAGGACCCACTTAAAGCAATCGCTTCAGCTATTAGCTATCTAAGGCGTTATACGCTAACTGGTAGCTTGGGTATTGTCGTTGGTGGTGAAGATGATGATGGCGGCAACCATGAAGAAGCCGTTGATGAATCAGCTTGTTATTCTGATGAAGAGTTTAAGAAAAACTTCCCAAATTGGGAAAAAGCAATTCTATCAGGCAAGAAAACTCCTGATCAGATTATCAAGGCTGGTAATGCTCAAGGTATCACCTTTTCACAACAACAATTATTAACCATTGAAAAAGTAGGAAACGCATAACATGAAAATACATGAAAATATCGTCCAAGGTTCTGAAGTATGGCATGAGTTACGCGCCAATCATTTTACAGCAAGTGAAGCCCCGGCAATGATGGGCGAAAGCAAGTACAAAGGCCGTACCGCTTTAATGAATGAGAAAAAAGGCGTTAAAGAAAAGGTATCTGATCACCTTCAGAAGCTTTTTGACAAAGGCCATGAAACAGAAGATAAAGCTCGTTCTTTACTTGAGTTTGAAACCGCTGAGTCATTTGAACCAATAGTTGCCACTTTAGAGGTTGAAGGTTTGCCGCTTTTAGCTTCCCTTGATGGTATTAGCGAAGATCATAAAACAATTTTTGAGCACAAGCTTTGGAATGAAACGCTTGCTGAAAATGTTCGCAATCAGGTTTTAGAACCAACTTACTATTGGCAGCTTGAGCAACAATTATTAGTTGCTGGCGCTGAACGTGCTTTGTTTGTTGTATCTGATGGAACTGGCGTTAATCGTGAAATGATGTATTACACTTCACAACCAGAACGCCGAAGCAAATTAATTGCTGGCTGGCATGAATTCAAGAAAGACTTTGAAGACCATGAAGTAAAAGCCAAGCAAGAAGTTATTGTTGCTCGCAAACAAGATAGTTTTCCTCTTATCCAGTGTAGCGTTGAAGGTTCAACGGTTGTTTCTAACTTAGGTGAATATATCCCGGTCATTCAAAAGTTAGCTGACGAGCAAATGAGCTTGATTCTTGAGACTGATCAAGACTTTGCTGACAAAGAAGCTTTCAACAAAAATGTTAAAGCTGGCCGGGCAACGCTTAAAACTCAAGCTACCGATATTGAAAAGCAATTTGAAAGCCTTGCTGAATTCAATGGTTACGTTAAGCAAGCTGATACTATCCTTCAAAAGCTTCAATCTCACGGTGAAAAGCAAGTCAAGGAAGCAAAGGCAACTAAGAAGCTTTCAATCGTTAACAATGCTCGAGCTGAATTTAACAAGCACTTGGCCGAGTTAAGCGAAACTATCAACAAGGTTCAGATCACTCAAATCGTGATTGATTTTGAAGCGGTGATGAAAGGCAAGCGCAGCTTTGAAAAGATGGAAGAAGCTGTTAATTCTGAGTTAGCAAAAGCAAAAATTGAAGCTAACGAGATTGCTCAAGTTATCCGTAAAAACCTAGATAGCTTAACTGAATTGGCAAAAGACCATAAATTCTTATTCAGTGATCACGCTATGTTATTACTTAAAGATAACGATGATCTTGTTAACTTAATCAAAGCCCGTATTGCTGAGCACGAACAAGCCGAAGCTGAGCGCAAACGCCAAGAGCAAGAACGTATTGAGCGTGAAGCTAAAGAAAAGGCTGAACGTGAAGCCAAAGCAAAGCTTGAAGCAGAAGAAAAGCGTATTCGTGATGAAGAACGCGCTAAGGTAGAAGCTGAGCAACAAGCGGAAATAAAAACAGCCAAATCTGAGCCTGTAATAATCAACAGTAAAGATACGTTTATTGACGGTGAGACAGTTACAACAACTGAACAAGCAACAGCTCAACAAGTTAGCACTCACGACAAGCTTAATAATCTCATGTACGCCTTAACCAAACACGCAGCTAGAAATAGCTTTATTGATTTCTTGGAAGAGTGGGGCTTGAGTGAAGAAGATTATGCTGAAGTTAAAGCTTACTTGAATTCTAGCCTTGGCGAAGTTAAAACTTACCTTTAATTTTAACCCGGCGGCTTAGGTCGCCACTAACTGAGTACACAACATGAAAACAATATTATTTTACGATACTGAAACTACTGGCCTTCCTAACTGGAAAACTCCTAGCGGCGGTGAAGATCAGCCTCACATTGTTCAAATTGGCGCTTTATTGGTTGACGTTGAAACCAAAGAAATTTTAAAAGAGCTTGATGTTATTGTTAAGCCTGAAGGTTGGGAAATACCAGAAGATACAATTGAAGTTCACGGCATTACTAACGAACGCGCTCTTGAAGTTGGCATTCCTGAGAAAGAAGCTATCACTCACTTGCTTGATATGCTTCACAGTGCCGAAGGTGTTGAGCGAGTAGCTTTTAATCGCACGTTTGATCAGCGCATTATTCGTATTGGCCTAAAGCGTTTCTTCAGCGAAGAAGTTCAAGACGTTTGGGCTGAAAAAGATAACCATCATTGTGCTATGTTGATGGCTAAGAAAATTTGTAAGATTGAGCCTAAAGGCCGTTATGGTTACAAGAACCCTAAACTTAGTGAAGCTTACAAGTTCTTTACTGGTGAAGAGTTGGAAGGCGCTCATAATGCTTTAGTTGATACCAAAGCAGCAATGACAGTTTACTTTGCTTGTTTAGAGCATAACGAAGAGTAATTAAACCGAACTGTCCGGCAATTCCGGATAGTTCAAACTTTAAAATAATAGTGAGAAACAATATGAAAATTAAATTCAAACGTGAGTATTTACAAATTTTAGCAGCTTTCGCGGCTAAAGACGATGTCCGTTATTACCTGAATGGCTTCCATGTTAAGCCGCACCCTGAGCAGCGTGGCGTTATCCTTACGGCTACTGATGGTCATAGACTTGTAACTATCCATGATGAATATGGCTTAGCTGATGATCAATATATATTACCGATCACCAAAGAGCTTTTAGCAGCTTCAAAGAAAACCAAAACAAAAGATAAGCGCCCACTAACTGAAATTCAGATTATTGACGATAAAGCTTATGTTTTATTTGCTGAAGACGATGTTATTGATTGGTTCAACGAAGAAGAGCCTGAAGAAACTGATCGCGTTTATCATGTTGAATATATTTCTAATGTTGATGGTTCATACCCTAACACTAAACGAATTTTTGAGTCGGTTGAGTATAACGAAGTTTCTACTGTTTGCGTTAACCCTAACTATATTGGTGATTTAGTTAAAATCTGTACTAACGCTAGAATCCCTTACATTAACTTAATGTTTTGCGGCGTAGATAAGTCAATTGTTGCCGTTGGTGGCATGGAAAAAGAAATTGCGGCAATCATAATGCCAGCACAAGGCGAAAAAGAACCAATTCCATTACCTGATTTTGTTAATTTTGGTGGCGGTGGCGGTAAAAAAGAAGAAGATGAATAAACCTAAAGGCGCTGAATACTACGTTGATGGAAGTTATTATAAATATGGCTTTCACAACGTAGTTTATCGGCATAATGGTAATGAGTGGGTATCGTCAACAAGAGATATCGAAGAAATTAAACGTGAAGATAGGAAACAAAATAAATGAGTAAGCGATTATCAGCAAAAGTTGGCGAGTATCAGGATAAGCAAACCAATGAAACAAAAGGTGAGTATGTTCAAATTGGCGTTATTTTAAATAATGACAACGGTGAATTTTTACTTCTTGATCCTACTGTTAGTTTGGCTGGCGTTCTGGCAAAGCAAAATGCTTTAGAGTTTAAAAAAGGTGGTCAAATTCGTGACAATGTAATGTGTGGTATTTACGAAGATCAACCTAAGCAAAACAACCAACAACAAAACCAAGGCGGCTTTAGCAATCAAGGACAGCAACAACATAACCAACAGCAAGGCGGTTATAGAAATGGCTAAAAAACCTACTTACGCTGAACTTGAAGGAAAGGTTCAGTTCTATGAAGAAGCTATTGGCGAAGCTCGTAAGCAAATTATGAAGGCACTACGAGATAACAAGCTTTGGAACCCTGAGTTCCACCAGCAAGAGCTAGTAGCTATCACAGCAATATTCTTAGCAACCAAGAAAACCTTGGACGCAAAAGAAAAGGCGCTACATTTAGCGATTGAATTTATCGGCAAGTTTGAAGGTGATCAAATGCTTGGTCACGAGTGTTACGACACGCTTGATAAAATCAACCGTCTAATTGCTGGCGAATCGTTAGAAGAAACTATGAATAAAAAGGTGAAATAATGAAAGGTAAGTTACATATTGGCACTAAGTTAATTTTAGCCTTAGCTATGACTCGACAAGAGTATAACGACTATCGCGGTTGGGAATTGCCGGAAGATGAAAAGCACTTAGCCAATGAAAACGGCTTTTTGGTTGAATATCTTGATGGCGGTAAGGCTAACCACCCTGATCACGAAGGTTATATTTCTTGGTCGCCTGAAGACGTATTTAACAATGCTTATAAGGCTTCTGGTGAAATGTCGTTTGGCATGGCAATTGAAGCAGCTAAGCGCGGTCATAAAATAGCTAGAAAGGGCTGGAATGGTAAGAATATGTTTGTTGTTTACATGGAGCCACTTTATTTGCCTCCTTACAACACAACAGACACCAACAGAAAGGTTAATGACAGAACAGCTAAATGGATAGGTGAAGATAAGCCGCTCGACTGTCAAGCTTACTTCGCTATGTATAATGCTCAAGAACAGTGGATCCCCGGCTGGCTTGCTAGTCAGTCAGATATGCTTGCTGATGATTGGGTTATTGTTGAATAGCTATTGCTGTACGCTAATTATACAAAGGTCGCTTATCGCGGCCTTTTTTATTATACTCAAATCATTCAATTAATTGGTGATCAACATGAAAGAGATAATTATTCATTGCGCTGCAACGCCAAACGGCAATCACTTCACAGCCGAAGATATTCATAAATGGCACTTAGAAAGAGGGTGGTCAGGGATTGGGTATCATTATGTAATTAGAGTTGATGGCGTTCTTGAAGTTGGACGCCCTGAATATTGGACTGGCGCGCACGCCAAAGGTCACAACTCCAATTCAATTGGGATTTGCTTAATCGGAACCGATGAATACAATCTTGATCAATGGTCAATCCTTAAAAAGTTATTAACTAAACTTTCTGCTAAATACGTTGGGGTTAAAATTATAGGTCACAACGAAATTTCAAACAAAAGCTGCCCCGGCTTTGATGTTCAAAAATGGCTTAATGAAGAATTCTATGAGAATGTTGGGTAAAACAATGCAAAGGGTTATTAATGCTTGGAATGTCAGCAGGGTACGCAACTATAATTTTACTGGTGGGTTACTTCGCCCTTTGGTATTTCTCAACTCTACTTGTAAAGGTGTTTAGAGATGGACGAAGCAACAAAAGCAATTCTGGACGGACAACAACGCCAGATAGACGAGATAAAGCAACTAGCCGCCAAAACCAGTGCTACGCTAGAAGGAATAAGTAAAACACTTGAGCAATTAAGTCACCATGAATTTAGGCTTGATGCTCATGAAGCTTCAATTAAAGATCAGGACACAAGGATAAAAAAATTGGAAGGTTACAAGTGGATCTTAGTAATCCTTTCAGCCGTTATAATTGGCGGTGCTGTCACAATGGTTAATATGTCCATTAAAATGAGCATGACAGCCGCACAAAGTAAACCAATGACACAAGAGCAATATATTGAAGCTAGCAAAAAAGCTATTGTGGAAGCCATAAAACAAACCCAAGGTGAAGATAATGAGCCTTAAAGATACTTTAATAAATATCGCGCCAACAATTGCCACTTCATTAGGTGGTCCTTTAGCTGGTGGAGTAGTAAAACTAATTTCAAAAGAACTTCTTGGTAAAGAAGATGCTACTCACGATGAAGTTTTAAATGCCGTCAAGAACGCCACGCCTGATCAAATCGCAAAAATCAAAGAGATTGAAGCCAACTTTCAAATTGAAATGAATCGAATTGCAGTTGAAAACACAAAATCAGCGCGTGAAATGGCTAAGTTAAACATGATCCCTCAAATCATTCTTAGCGGTTTATTTGTGTTTGGTTATTTTATTGTTTTAATGGCTATAGCAATTGGTTACGTTGCACCAACTGACACAATGAAAGACCCATTACTTTTATTGCTTGGTGTAATGACTCGCGAATTGCCAACAATTATGCAATTCTGGTTTGGCTCAAGCTTTGGAAGTAAGCGCAAAACAGAAATAAGCGAAAGTTTAAAATAGGAGAATCCTAAAATGACTATGAACAGATCTAAATATGATGGCGTTGCTTTATCAGCAGCCGAAAAACGAATTGAAGACGGTAAAACTTTTTTATTCTCCAGTTCACAGTTAATACCTAATGGCGGTGGTGAAGGTCATTGGCTTGTTCGCACTGGCAAAAAGCACACTATTGTTTCAAACCGCGTAGTAACATCAAACGGTAATGAGCTTGAATATATTGCTTACGCTGGAGCTGTTATTACAGACGATGGAACACCAATCAATATTGCACCAGCAAACATTGAACAAACATTAGCTCCACAAGGTCGAGCTTTCTTAGCTCCAACTTTCTCAAGTAAAGGCCAAGGTTTAGTTCCTGATTATTTGCCGGGTTCACCTAGCGGCTTCTTAGCTCCAGCAGCCGGAAACCTTTATTCAAACGAACAAGTAAACATCATTCCACCTAATACGGAAATATTACTTGAAGTAAGAAATGATGGTGACGTTGCAAGCGCCAAAACTGAAATGTATATCGTGTTCACTGAAGTAGACGATCCGGCGCCTTTCCAATAAACGAGGGTTTAAGTTATGCCATTGCTTGAAGGTAAAACTAAAAACATAATCGCCGCGAACATTCGCAAAGAAATCAATGCCGGTAAGCCACGCAATCAAGCTGTGGCTATCGCTTATTCTAAAGCTGGCAAATCTAAAAAGAAAAAGGATCGCTAATGGGCGCAAACCAACAAACAGAACTAACCAAAGAACAACAAGAGTTAGCTTCTAAACTCACTCCCCTTCAAAGAAAATTCATCATTGAATTGGTTAAACCTAAGACTAGCCAAAGACAAGCTTATTTAAGAGCTGGTGGCAAATCTCAGAACGAAGAAGCACAAGACGCCGCAGCAAGTCGCATGTTAAGTGACGTTAAGGTTAAAGCTTTTTATGATTCCCTGATGAACTCACAAACAAAAAGCGCGATTATGACGCGAGAGGAAGCCCTTGAGAGGCTTTCTAAGTCTGCGCGAGTTACCATACACGACATATGTACTTTCAGCTTAGAAGAGGTTGGAAAGGACGAGTTCAACAATCCAATTATGCAAACCGTTTGGCAAATGAAAAACTCAGAAGAGATTGATCCAGACGTTGCCGCTTCAATTAAATCAGTGACCTTTACTAAAACAGGGCCAAAGATAGAACTTTATGACGCTAACGGCGCAATAAGACAGCTTTCAGTTATGCAAGGTTGGGACGCTCCTAAGAAGACTTGGTTAACTGGTTCTGATGATAAACCGCTTGAAATCAACTCAAATGTGAAAGCTCCTGAAGTTGCTGAAGCTTTAGCTGGATTAATGAATAAACTCTGAATAAATAGTGAATAATTGAATAAAAGTATCAATTATCACGGTGTTTTATCTCAAAAGGTGAATAAAACGTGAATGAATTGCTAGTTTGGGAAAATTTAACCGATGCTGAGAAGGTTGCCATCAAGCTTGCAAGTGAACAATCATTTGAAGCTTTCCTTCGTATATTCTTCCAACTGATCCAAGGCCAGAAGTTTAAAAAGAATTGGCACCATGCTTATGAATGCCAATTGGCTGAAGATGTTTTTTACGGAAAGTTTAACCGGGGAATTATTAATGTTGCTCCCGGTTCAACCAAAACAGAAATTTGGTCTATTCATTGGATAGCTTGGTGTATTTTAAAATGCATTACCGCAGAAACTCCGCGTTCCTCTCGTTGGCTTCCTCTTTCCTATTCAGATGATCTTGTTCAAGAGAATTCAAAACGAGTAAAAGAAATACTTGATTCAGACGAATTCAAAAGTATGTGGCCTATCACTCTTGATCCAACAACCAAATCAAGCGGTAATTGGTGTTATAGAGATAAGCACGGAAACAGGCACCGACTTTATGGAACTTCAACGGGCGGACAAGTTACAGGCCGGCGCGGTGGTTATATGGTACCTGAATTTTCTGGCGCTCTTATATTAGATGACCCAATGCCACCTAAACACATGGATTCAGGTTTGTTAATGGACAAATCAAACAAGATGCTTAACCGGGTTGTTCGCTCTCGTTTGGCGCATGATGAAGTTCCAATAATTATGATCCAACAAAGAATTGCCAAAGGTGATTCAACCGACTTTTTAAACAGTGACAAAGCGCCTGATACTTACGAAAACTTTAAAGTCCCGGCGTTGATAGATAGAGAATATCTTGAATCATTACCTGAAAACATGCGTGAACATTGCATTAAAGATACTGGCTTTAGTGGTGAGCGTTGTTCTTACTGGCCTGATAAAGAGCCAACTGAAACTTTAATCAAGATGGAAGAGGCTGATAATTATATGTTTAGCGCCCAATACCAACAGAACCCGGATGATGCACTTCAAGAAGGCGTTGTTTATAAGAAAGAGATTGAGAAGCTGATTAAAGAAGGTCGCTTTGCTCATATTCCAGTTGAACCTTCACTTCCTGTTTACACTTATTGGGATCTTGGTCGCAATGATGACATGGTTGTTTGGTTGATGCAGCCACACGGAAAAGAATTAAGAATGATAGCTTGTTATTCAAACCGTGACGAAGGTATGGAACATTACATTAACTGGCTTAAAGATTTTCGTGACGAGTACAATATTCGATATGAAGAACATTTGGCACCACATGATATAGCTGTTCATGATCTTATGACTAACGAAAGTCGAATTGATGTAGCTAAAAGAATGGGTATCAAATTTAAGCTTATTGAGCGTTGTAAAAGCAAGCGTGAATCAATCAACGCGCTTAAGAAATTATTCCCTCGCATTTGGATTGATAAAGTTCGTTGTGACACTGACATTTCTGGTAACACTGGTGATTTGGCAAGGAAGACAGGTTGGAAAGGTATTAAAGCTTTACGCCGTGAATGGGATCACAACAACGAAGTGTTCAAAGATGAAACTGGCCCTAAGTGGGCTACTAACTTTTGTGATGCAATTCAACAAATGGGCTTACATTACAAAGATCCAGCGCCTAAACGGAAAAGGCCACCAAGAGGAAGGGCGGTTTCTGGCGGTTGGATGGGCGGCTAATGAAGGAAGTATGTAGAAGAAAGAAAGGTTACGCGACAAGAAAACAAGCAAAGCATATAGCCAGAAAATGCTTGTCGAAGCAAAATGTAAAGTTGACAGCTTACAAATGCCCTCATTGCGGATTCTTTCATTTAACAAGTAAAACCTCAGCAAGTTATAAGGTAAAAATTAGATGCGTAGATACGGACAAATAGACGGCGTTGATTTTGATAAGGTCGGCTTTAATATTTATAACTTAGCCTTTGAATACACCTTAAGGGAATTTGAGGGCGATATAGCAGTTAGAAAAAAATCTGTCTACGTTAACAATATGAAAGAACTACGCGAAGAAATTAAAAAATTCAATGAGGAAGATCATGAAGAAAACTAAGTTTAAGTGCGATAGCTGTAAAGTGACTGTTAAACGATCACCTGATAAGATTGTTAAACATAGGGGCAAGCGTTATTGCTCTGATAATTGTAAGGGCAAAGACAATGGCTAAGAAAACTAAAAAATCAAAGGTTGAACAGTTATACAGTCAACCGGCTAAACGAAGTGTAAACAACACTGAAGAGGATAGAAGCCTTCTATCAACAGCAAGAGAGCGAGCGCGTGACGGTGCTAGTTATTGGAAAGATAATTGGGAAGCCGCAGAAGATGATCTTAAGTTTCTTGGCGGTGAACAATGGCCTTCTCAAATCAGAACAGAACGCGAACTTGAACAAAGACCATGTTTAACTAATAACGTCCTTCCTACATTTGTTGATCAAGTCCTTGGTGATCAGAGACAAAACCGCCCAGCTATAAAAGTTAGCTCAACTGAAGTTACTCGCGTTCCAGATGTTGAAACTGGCGAAGATACAACGCTTAAAATTTCAAATGTTGCCGGCAAGAATGATTATGAACTTGCTGAAGTGTTTACCGGCTTAATTAAAAATATTGAATACAATTGTGATGCTGAAGATGAATATGATATGGCTTTTGAAGCTTCAGTTAGTTCAGGAATGAGTTATTTGCGTGTTCGTTCTGATTATTTAGCTGATGACAGCTTTGAACAAGATTTAATTATTGAGTGCATTCAAAATCAATTCTCCGTGACTATCGACCCTAACGCCAAGAAGCGCGATAAATCAGATATGATGTGGTGTTTAATTGATGACGTTATGGACAAGGAAACATTTAAAAAAATGTACCCTGACGCCGTTGCCGATCCTGTTTATGAAGATAGTGTTGCTGACTATGGAACTTGGTTTACTGAAAAAACAGTTAGAGTAAGTGAATACTTTACACGCGAACCAGTTGTTAAAGAGATTGCTTTGTTAAGTGATGGCCGTTCTTTCTGGATGGAAGAGCTTGAACCTATTGTTGATGAATTACTAGAAGCTGGTATTTCCATTGTTCGCACTAGAAAAGTAAAAACATTCAAAACCTATTGGCGCAAAATTACCGGCGCAAACGTACTTGAAGGCCCTGTTGAAATACCTAGTTCAACTATTCCAGTTGTGCCGGTATGGGGTAAGTCATTGATAATCAAGAAGAAAGAAATGTTTCGCTCGATTATTAGGCATAGTAAAGACGCTCAAAGAATGGCTAACTATTGGGATAGTGCAGCAACAGAATCAGTTGCTCTTGCTCCTAAAGCGCCATTTGTCGGTTCAGAAGGTCACACCGAAGGAAGAGAAGACGATTGGGAAAACGCCAACAAAAAGAATCTAGCTCTTCTTACTTATATTCCACAATTCCAAGGTGATCCGGGGCCTCAAAGATCACAAACCGCACAGATACCAGCCGCCGAATTAACATTAGGCCAAAACTCAGTTGAAAAAATTAAATCAACAATGGGTATGTATGATGCCTCTCTTGGCGCTATGGGAAATGAAACTTCTGGCCGCGCAATTATCGCAAGACAGCGACAAGGCGATCGCGGCTCTTTTGCTTTCATTGATAACTTAACTAAATCAATCCGCCGAGTTGGTAAGTTGCTTGTTGAAATGATCCCTTATATCTACGACACAGAGCGCGTTGTCCGTTTGAAGTTTCCTGATGAAACTGAAGATTTTGTTAAGCTTAATGAGCAAATATATGACGAAGACACTGGAGAATGGGTAACTATTCACGATTTAGGTGTTCAGAAATATGATGTTGTTGTTACTACTGGCCCAGCTTTCGCAACTCAACGAATTGAAGCCGCTGAAGCAATGATTCAATTTGCTCAAGCCGTTCCTTCTGCCGCTGCTGTTATGGCTGATCTTATTGCTCAAAATATGGATTGGCCGGGCGCTGATGTTATTGCTGAACGACTTAAAAAGATTGTTCCGCCTAACGTGCTTTCTAAAGACGAGCGCGAGAAGATGGCTGAAGATATGCCAGAGCAAGACGAACCAACACCAGAACAACAAGTTCAGATGAAAGAGGCTGAAGCTGATATGGCTCAAGCTGACGCTAAGATTGCCCAAGCAAGTGCTGACACCGCGCAAGCTCAAGCTGATATGGTTAAAGCTCAACTTGAGACAGAAGAAGCTCAAAAGCAATTAGCAATGATCGAAGATATGGCCGCTGGCGGTAATCAAATGGCTCAAACAGTCCGTGAATTGGTTGCTGATGCTTTAGCTGAAGTTATGGCTAAACAGTCAAACGTGACACAACAATAAAAAAGGCTTATTATTTATTTGACCGTACCGGTGCGGTACACCGGGCTTAAATTCGTATAGGAACATATACGCCATGACAGTTGAAAACACTGATAACCAACAAATTGATGAAACCGCTGGTTTTGTCACAACATCAAGCGATTTACCAGAGGTTCAACCTGAATCACAGGAGCCGCAGCAACAAGAAGAACCGGCCAGTTCTGAAGGTGCTGACACTGAAGTTTCAGAGAAAGAAACTGATAAAACAATTGATGCCGGTGAAGATACAACCGCCGACACTGAAAAGGCCAAAAAGTCTAACGGTGTTCAAAAGCGTATCGACAAAGTAACAAGACAACGCGAAGAGGAACGCCGTAAAAACGAAGCCCTTGAGCGTGAAAATGCTGAGTTAAGAGCAAAGCTTGAAAGTCCTAATGATGGAAAAGAAAGCAAACCTCCAGTTGAATCAGATTATGATACTTATGATAAGTATCTTGATGCGTTGGATGCTTACGAAAACAAGACTCCTGAGAAGAAGTCTGAAAAGCAACCAGAGCAACAGTCTGATGAAGTTCAAACTGAACTTACTGACTCTCAAAAAACCGCTATGGCGATTTTAAGAGAAAAGGTTGATTCTTCTGATAAGCCTGACAACTTTGAAGAGGTTGCTCTTAATCCTGATGTTGATATAACTGCTGAAATGGTCGAAGCTTTGGCCGAGTGCGACAATCCAGCAAATGTTATGATGCACCTTGGCAATAATAAAGATCTTGCTACTGAAATTGCTGGTCAATCACCAGCTCAACAAATGCGAGCGATCGCTAAAATTGATCTGACGGTGACGAGCAAGCCGCCGAAACCGACAAAAACAACGAAAGCGCCGGAGCCTATCAGTCCTGTTAGTGGTTCAGATGCTCAGCAAAAAGATGTTTCTGAAATGTCATTTGCTGAATATGAAGCACACATGAATGAGAAAGAGCAAAAGCGTAGATCATCTTGGTAATTAGGAGAAGCTATCATGGCTGTTCAAGACAACAATCTATTGACGGATGACGTCATTGCAAAAGAAGCGTTACGACTTCTTAAAAACAACTTAGTTATGGCTAAGTGTGTTTATCGTAACTATGAAAAAACCTTTGGTAAGGTTGGTGATACTATTCGATTAAAACTTCCTTACCGTGTTAAATCTGCCAGTGGTCGAACTTTGGTTAAAAGACCAATGGTCGATCAAACCATTCCATTTAAAATTGACAATCAAGAGCATGTTGGCCTTGAGTACACTGTCAAGGATAAAACTTTAGATATTACTCAGTTCTCAGAGCGTTATCTAAAATCGGGTATGGTTCAGATTGCCAACGCTATAGACCGCTCTTTAACATTAACGCTTAAGAAAGCCTTCCATTCTTCTGGTACTCCGGGTGTTCGTCCGGGTGCGTTTATTGATTTTGCTAACGCTGGTGCTAAGCAAACAACTTACGCAGTTCCTCAAGATGGTATGCGCCACGCCGTACTTGACCCGTTCACTTGTGCTTCTCTATCTGATGAAGTTACTAAGTTGTTCAAAGAAAGTATGGTTGAGCAAGCTTATAAAATGGGCTACCGCGGTAATGTTTCAGCTTATGAGGTTTATGAATCTCAGAACTTACCTAAGCATACAGTTGGTGATCACGGCGGAACGCCATTGGTAGGCGCTTCAACTGTTAATGGTGACACTGTTAACTTTGATGGTGGTACAGCTTCAACATTATTCTTCTTAAGAGCTGGTGACGTTATTACCTTTGATGGTGTATTTGGTGTTAACCCTCAAAACTATGAATCAACTGGTTTACTTCAAGAGTTTGTTGTTCTTGAAGACGTTAATACTAATGGTATTGGCGCTGGGACAATTAAGATTTCTCCAAGCTTAAATGATGGAACGGCAACCATTCCTAATGAGAATGGCGATCCTGTTAGTTTGGCGGCTTATCAAAATGTTACTAACCTTCCGGCTGATAATGCTCCAATCAACATTCTTGGCGCAGCTAACACGACTTACGAACAAAACTACTTGTTCCACCGTGACGCTATTGCTTTAGCAATGATTGATTTAGAGCTTCCTCAATCGGCTGTTGTTAAGTCTCGAGCTGCCGATCCTGATACTGGTTTATCTCTACTGTTAACCGCTGCTTATGATATTAATGAGCAATCGGAAATACACCGTATTGATGCCGTTTGGGGTGCTGACTTGATTTATGGCGAGTTAGCTCTTCGACTTTGGGGCGCTGCTTCTTCCTAAGGTTGATACCTAATAAAAAGCCCGGCTTAGTTCCGGGCTTTTTGGGTGAAAGCTTTCGATAAACTTTTAAAAGGTAATCACTATGTCAAACAAAAGATTAATTTATTTATTTCACGAAAATTGCCCTAAGGGTGAAATGTTCAAACTTTCTGATGAAGAAGTTGAAGCAAAAGAAAAGGAAGGTTGGGTTCACTCTCCAGCTCGCTTGAAACTTCCAGAAGATAACGACACTGGAATGACACAAGAGCAAGTTACAAATGCTCGCCCTGAAGATTTAGTTGAAATGGTTAAATCATTTGGCTTTATCGTTTTAACTCAAGAACAGTTAAAAGGCGAAGCTAATAAAATGGCTCAAGCTGCTTTTGACCCGGCAAATCTAACTGATGAAACTCTTCAAGAAGAGCTTAAGCGCCGTATTACTGAAGATGGTTTTGTTGCTCTTAACCTTGAAAATGTTTCTGATGAAACATTGATTGGTGAAGCTGAGCGCCGAGGGCTAAAGCAATCTGATGCTGAAGCTGATGAACTTAACGAACTTCAAGATCGTTTCAATGAAGATCCTAAGTCATTAAACAAAGAAGAACACATTGTATTAGGTAAATCACTTGGTTTATCTCTTCGCTCAAATTGGGGTGAAGACACAATGATTGAAAAAATCACTGAAGCGTTAAACGCTGAGTAAGGTGTAAGTTATGGCTCGTACAGTTCAAGATATTATTAGATCGTCAATGCGAAAGATTGGCGTTCTTGCGGCTGGCGAGCCGTTGCCGGCCAATGAAGGTGATGACGCCTTGGAAGTGTTCACTCAAATGGTGGACTCTTGGAGTAATGAAACATTATTAATTCCAGTTGTTAGCGTTGTTACAAAAACTCTTTTAAATGGTCAGCCTGAATACACTATTGGTATTTACCCTGATCAAATTGTTCCAGATAACCACATTCAAACAGCTAGGCCAGAAAGAATACTATCAGCCTTTATTCGTGACGCTTACGAAACTGATTACATTCTTGAGGTTATTGACGTTGAAACATTTAACCGAATTAGCCGAAAAACTAATATTTCTCGCCCTTCTCGCTTTTACCTTCGCAAAGGTTGGCCTTTAAATACCATTTTATTTGAATCTGTTCCTTATCAAGATGAAACGCTTCATTTAGAAGTTGTTCAACCATTAGCGGAATACCTACCAACCGCAAATCTAACAGATGAAATAAATCTTCCACCGGGTTATGAGAAAGCCCTTATTTATAATTTATGCTTAGAGTTAGCGCCTGAATGGGGTAAAGATATAACTCCACTTGTGGCAACTCAAGCAGTTGAACAAAAGAAATGGCTCAAGCGCAACAATTACCGATCTCTTGTTCTTGGGATGGATAGGGCAGTTGCAACACAGAGAAAAGGTATTGGTACCTACATAATTGAACAGGGGCCGTAAAATGCCACAAATCCAAATACCATTAACAGCAAACACTTCTGAACAAGATATTTCAGGTGATGAATTACTTGTTAATGTTTACCCTAGAAAATCAACTGGCGGTAAGTACCCATTTAATTTGATTAACACTCCCGGTTTGGCGTTCTTTTCAGAGCTGCCAACTTTTCCAGTTAAAGCCCTTCACCAAAATGGAAATAGGGCTTTTGCTGTTACCCCATCAAAGTTGTATGAAGTTTTTGCTGATGGTACTTATAAATCACTTGGAAATGTTGATTTGACCGGCAATGTTGTTATGGAAGATAACGGCTCTCAATTAGTTATGGTTGATGGTGTTAAAGGTTTTTATTATGACTCAAACACCAATCAAGTTAATCAGCTTGGCGGTGATGGTTGGTACCCAGCGTCAACGGTTACTTACCAAGATGGTTATTTTATATTTGACCGAAAGGGTACCGGGCAGTTCTTTATTTCTAACTTGCTTGATGTGACATTTGACCCGTTAGACTTCGCAACTGCTGAAGGTCAACCAGATCCTTTAGTTGCTGTACTTAGTGATCACCGTGAAGTATTCATGTTCGGCACAGAAACAATTGAGGTTTGGTATAACTCAGGCGCGGCTGACTTCCCTTTTGAGCGCAACCAAGGCGCATTTATTGAAAAAGGTTGTGGCGCTCGTTATACGGTAGCCAAGCAAAACAACACTGTTTACTTTGTCGGCTCTGATTTAATGGTTTATCAAATGACAGGTTACACGCCTGTTAGGATTAGCTCTCACGCCGTAGAGAAAACACTTAAAGACGTTGATCTTAGTGATGCGTTTGCCTACACCTACCAAGATGAAGGTCACTTGTTTTATGTTCTAACTATTCCGTCAAGAGATCTTACTTGGTGCTTTGATATTTCAACTGGTGCTTGGCATATTCGCCAAAGCTATCAATTCGGAAGGCACCAATCTAACAACGCTATTTTCTTTGATTCAAAAACGCTTGTTGGCGATTTTCAGAATGGTCGCGTTTATCAAATGGCTAATAGCTTTTATACAGATGATGGTGAACCCGTTATTCGTGAATTTGTATTACCAACCGTAAACCAAGGGCGTGAGTTTCTTACTGTTGATAGCCTTGAATTTGATATGGAAACTGGCGTTGGCCTAACTCTTGGTCAGGGTGAAGATCCTGAGCTTCGAGTTTATTTCTCAAAAGACTCAGGCAAAACATACAGTCAAAATTTTAAGGTTGGCAAAATAGGAAGGAAAGGTGAGTATTTATCTAGGGCCAAGGTTAACCGCTTTGGTTGTGCTCGCCAGTTTACGTTTAAGATTGAGATAAGCGACCCTATTCCAATTGATATTGGTGGCGCATGGATTGAGGCTAGATAAATGGCTGAAAGAAAAAATATAGTATCAAGGCCACCACTTACCACGCCAATGCTAAACCCTAACGGAACACCAAGCCGGGCTTGGGCTATCTGGTTTAGGGATATGTTTGATCGTACAGCTAACAAAGAAGGCAACTCTATTGATGATAACTTAGAATCAATAGATGGAACGCTTGATACCCTTGATGAAGTTATTGTTGTTGTTCTTGATCACGAAGAAAGGATAATTGTTAACGAAGCTGATATTGAGCAAAACAAAAGCGATATTGCCACCAATAAACAAAACATTCTTGATCTTGAATATCGTGTTTTTGGTGATACTAGGCCGGGCGAATATGACGAAGATGCTGGATATTCAGCTAATGATTATGTTGTAAATCCTTCTGGCGACCCTCAAAGTTACTATCGCGCTATTAATGATATAGCGGAGCCAGCCGGAGCCTTTAATCCTTCGCTTTGGAGAAAGGTATCTTTAATTGATAACGATGCTTACATTGAACTTACCAGAACGCAAGCAAGAAACTCTTTTGTTGCTGCTGGTTACGGCGGTATTGGTGTTGATGCTACTGACACTATAGGAACTGTAGACGCAACATTTAAAACTATTGAAGGGTTCGATGTTGACTTAATAACCACGCCAAAAGACGTTACTTACGATAAAGTCAATCACGGTTTAAAGTTAGATCGTCAAGGCGTTTGGGAGTTTGCCATTAAAATAACTCTTGAATTTGATGAAGTTAATAATGGTAGAAAAATACAGTTTAGATCTTATAACGCAACAACGGCAACGCCGGGAACGAATACATTCAATTACTTTGTAGGTCGAAACCAAGGCGGCGTTAATATTTCAGCCGTTATTGCTGTTGAATTGCCTCAAGGTAGTGAAGGGGATTTAATTCAATTACAAGTTGGAAGTTCAACCGATACTTTTACTAACACTGATAACACAGGTACTATTTACCAAGTTAAACATATATCAGAGTTGAAAGAGGAATTAGGCGCATAATGAAAGAATCTAATATCGCAATGAGCGAAGAAAAATCACTAGCCTTGGTAAAGGCTGTTTCTGTTATTGCTACCGAAGAACGCCGCGAAAAGTTAAATCAACTTGAAGGCGCAATGCTTCAGGAAGATCAGGTTGCTATACCAGTTGAACACCGTTTTAGTGGTGGTATTTATGCGCGTGAAATAACCATACCTAAAGGCACTTTATTAACTGGTCGTATTCATAAGTTTGATCACTTCGATATTATGCTTAGTGGTGATATTACGGTATCAACTGATACTGGGGAAGTTAAGCGCCTAACTGGTTTGAATATCATGGAAGGAAAGGCTGGTAAAAAACGCGCTGGCTATGCTCACGAAGATACTCACTGGATTACTTTCCATTGTGCTGAAGAACGCGATCCTGAAGAAATGTACGAGTTTTTAACTTGTGGTTCATTCCAAGAGTTAGAAGAATTTAATGTGATGCTTGAAAACGCTATGGCGCAAATAGAGCACGATGAACAAGTTTTAGCTGAACACGCTAAGGCTATTTGTTCTAAGGGGGAATAATGTCTGTAGTTGCCGCCGCTGTTGTTGGTTCCGCTGTTGTCGGGGCTTACTCAGCTAACAAAGCAAGTAAAGCGCAAGCCAAAGCCGCGAAACAAGGTGTGGCTGCTGAAGAAAGAATGGCTGAAAAGAACTTAGAGTTTCAGCGTGAAATGGCAGAACAACAAAGAGCTGATTTTGCTCCTTGGCGTGATGTGGGCCAACAAGCCCTTGATTCTATCTGGCAAGGTGTTCAGTCTGGTGCTTTTGAGGTTGGTAATATCAACCTTGAAGACGATCCCGGTTATCGTGTACGCATGAAAGAAGGTGTTGAAGCAATTGACGCTTCTGCTGCTGCTCGTGGTCGATTACTTTCTGGTGCTCAGCAAAAGGCTTTAACTCAGTTTGGTCAAGAGCAAGGCAGCAAAGAATATGCTAACGCTTATGCTCGTGCCGCTAATGAGAAGGCTCGTAAGTTCAATATTCTTTCTGGTTTATCTCAGGGCGGTCAAGCTTCCGCAGCCGGACAAGCGCAAACAACAAGCCAACTTGCTCAAACTAGCGGCAACATCATGGCTAACACTGGCAGATCACAAAATATAGCGGCTCAAAATGTTGGCGCTGCTCGTGCTAGTGGCTATCAAGATCAGGCGCAAGTTGTTAACCAAGCCGCTCAAAACTGGCTTACTTATAAAATGATGACGCCAGCCGCAGGGGGTTAAGACAATGGCAGCTAACAGATTTGGAATTGATGTAGGTGAACTATATCGCACGAAAGCCGCCGTTGAAGGTGCTCGCACTAGCAACAAGATGGCTCAATTACAATTAAGCGAAGCAGAACGCGAAGTTGCCGAAAGGCCAAAGCGAGAGAAGGCAGCCAAAGAGCGTAACATTATGCTTACTGGCTTGCGCCAAAAAGCTGTTACTGGTGATACAGCCGCACAGCAACAATTACTTGCTATTGATCCTGAAGGTGGCGCGGCGTTTATTGAAGCTGTTGCTAAGATGGATAAACGCAACCTTGAAAGTGCTCAGCGTAAAGTTGATGAAATGGGGCAAATGGCGGCTACCGTTTTGAATGCCGCACCTG